AATTAATGAAGATTTATTTTGTCCAAGCATTATCTGTGTTGCTCGTTCTATGATCTTCGACTCGTCATAGACTTTCTCTCCTACCAATTTTTCCATCTCTTTATTCTTTCGATCTCTCTCCCGTTCCGTCTCCTCGTCGTCATCATCCGGATAATTCAATTCCACTCCTATACTCTCTATCTCATCTCCTCTAAATCCATTATACCACAACATCGTATTACCAAACGTCTTTATCGGTCGCATTAACTGTTTCCACTTCGCACTTCCTATCTTCACATCTTTATATTTCTCTTCTATGTATCTCAAATACTCGGTATGAAAGTTCTCCACTTGACTTATGACATCTCTACAAACGTCATTCATCATTCGTTTCTCCCACTTTCCTTCACCAACATACACTTCCACCATCTTATCGTTGCGTCTCTCTTTCTTCAATACCTGCATCTCCGGAAAGTCGTCATTAAAGTAGATATGTTTCATTGTCCTTGGTATCACATATTTCCCAATGTCTATATTCTTATTCACCATATTCAAATATTCTTCTTTTGCTATTCTACTTACCATATTCTCTATGTCTTCTTTTGTTATCTTATCAAAGTCCGTCCGTAATACATTGATGTTGTATATGTTATTGTTGTTATTTGTTGTGTTGTTGGTTGTATTATTACAATTATTGTTAATAGTTTGATTATTATGTTGTTGTATAGGTGGACTACATTTAACATATTTTATATGTTGATGTTTTCCTTGTGCAGTTGTAAACATACGTAAACATATCCTACATTGTTTTCTATCATATCCATCACATTTAATCTCGTGTCTTTTAAGATTATCTCTTCTATCAAATAATTTTTTGCATTTTATACATTTGAAAGTAGTAGTATCTTCTACTCGGGAATTGCCATTGATATTTTGAGGGTGAACATTGATATTTTGAGGGAGAACATTGATATTTTGAGGGAGACCATTGATATTTTGAGGGAGAACATTGATATTTTGAGGGAGAACATTGATATTTTGAGGGACTTCTAAATTACATATCTCTTCTTTATTTTCCTTGTAACAAGGAGTCTTCCTATCATTATGTCTCTTCAAATCGCGTAATCTTTTTGTACTATAATCACAATAATCACATTTATAGAGCATTTTATATAACGCAATCTTATATTTTAAATAATTATTATCACCATAACGCATTGTGCAATCTATCGTTTGCACAGAGGAAGAAAAAAAAGTTAGATTATATATATTCGGTTGGTGAAAATGTTTTTGGGAAATGATCCGAGAAATTTCAATATTATTTACCAATATAAAAATAATTAATACTTTCAAAACTAATTATTGTCCAAGCATTATCTTTGTTGCTCGTTCTATGATTCTTGACTCGTCGTATACTTTCTCTCCTACCAATTGTTCCATCTCTTTATTCTTTCGATCTCTCTCCCGTTCCGTCTCCTCGTCGTCTTCGGGATAATTCAGTTCCACTCCTATATTCTCTATCTCATCTCCTCTAAATCCATTATACCACAACATCGTGTTCCCAAACGTCTTTATCGGTCTCATTATCTGTTTCCACTTAACACTTCCAACCTTCACATCCTTGTATTTTCGTTCTATATGTCTCAAATACTCGGTATGAAAGTTCTCCACTCGACTTATAACATCTTTATAGACATCATTCGTCATCCGTTTCTCCCATCTCCCTTCCCCAACATACACATCCACCATCTTATCGTTACGTCTCTCCTTCTTCAACACCTGCATCTCAGGAAAGTCATCATTAAAGTAAATATGTTTCATTGTCCTTGGTATCACATACTTCCCTATGTCTATGTTCTTGTTTACCATTCCCAAATATTCCTCTTTTGCTATCCTACTTACCATATTCTCTATGTCTTCTTTTGTTATCTTATCAAAGTCCGTCCTTAATACATTGATGTTGTATATGTTATTATTATTTGTATTGTGACAGTTATTGTAGTTATTTGTTGTGTTATTATTGTGTTGTATAGGTGGACTACATTTGACATACTTTTTATGTTTCGATTTACCAACAGCACTTGCAAACATCTTCAGACATATGACACATTGTAAAGGATGTAATCCTGTACATCTACTTGTATGTTCTTTAAATCCTTTAATGCTTCTAAATTGTTTATTACATTTTGTACATTTCATTTCTGTTTTATTGTTATTTGTATCATAACTTTCATCAGGGGTAATATTATTTCCTTCAGGGGTAATATTATTTCCTTCAGGGGTAATATTATTTCCTTCAGGGGTAATATTACTTCCATCAGGGGTAATATTACTTCCATCAGGGGTAATATTACTTCCATCTTCTAAATTACATATCTCTTCTTTATTTTCCTTGTAACAAGGAGTCTTCCTATCATTATGTCTCCTCAAATCGCGTATTCTTTTTGTGGTATAATCACAATGTTCACATTTATAGAGCATTTTATATAACGCAATCTTATATTTTAAATAATTATTATCACCATAACGCAATAGGCAATCTATCGTTTGCACAGAGGGAGAAAAAAAAGTTGGTTTATAATTATCCGGTTGGTGAAAATGTTTTTGGATTATACAATTTTTTAATTAAAATTTGATTTTATTGATACTTCTATAAATACACATAATCATATAATGGATTCGACATCAATCTCTTTTCATTTCAATTCTAGAGAACCTGTTACCAATGCACCACCAAACATTGACAACATTATTTATGATGCTGTAGTTCAAGTAGAATGGGATTCTACAGATACACATATAAACTCTCTTATTGAAAACGATATCAATAAAATCATTCATAACAAAAATCTCTCTTGGATACATACCGTTAAACTATTAGTATCATCTAAGCTCAATCTTCATAATAAAACCCCTCTGTATATGTCCTACTACAAAGTTATGGACGGTATCCTTAATTGTTACGTTACTATTCATCCAAATGATAATGTGGATTACGATGTTATCATCGATGAACACAACAATATCGGTTTCAAACCATTGTAATATGCTTCATCCGTTTTATTTATCTCAATTCCATTTAACTTTTTTGTTTGGACAATTTTCCACATTTAATAAACACTAACATATACCTAGAGTACGGATACGGCATTGTAATTACTTTCAAATATTTATTATTAATCCCAACTTATAACTTGTTTTTTAAATGTACCATCCTCTTTATAGTGTTTAATTTCAGGATATGGGGCCCGTTTCGTCGTTCCATCAGGAAATGCATAATTAAATCCAAAACTACTACCAAAAGATATCAATGTATTATTATCAGAATTTTTGAATTCTAGTTTATCTCCTTTAAAATTTCAATCCCACCAGTTTTGATAACACCTTTATTAAATTCAATATCTCCATCAATAACACTTATAGAATTCTTATTAGATGATGTATCTCCAAAGACTACAATTCTTTTGAAACTTGCAACAGATGCGACTGAAAGCATTCCGGCGTCTGTACTTATATGTCCACCATTAGTAAATATACTCCTACCACCCGTATTTATTACAAAATCGCCCTTTATGATATCCGCATCAATGTATTTCTTCAATTTATTGAAATTTGTGTTACATAACAAGTATTTTAACTTGTCACAAGTCGTTCCAATCGTTCCACTACCACATTCTCCTTCGAAACCCTCAATCTTCTTGTTAAACACACTTCTCAACCACTTCTTATCCTTTCTTTTTCGATACATCGACACCAACATATCCTTGATCATCGTTACCACCACAATCACCATCACCAAATACAAAAAGTTAATTATCGATTCTTTATTAAAAACACCTTCATTTTTATAATTATATTACATAAATAATATAAAATTATATTAAAATGGTCTGCAAACAACCTAAGTACCGTGAAAAACAACAAGCCCTTATGTGTGGCAAACACGCTATTAACAACCTTGTACAAAAGAAAAAAGCCACCTGCAAACAACTCAACAAAATAGGCAAAAACATCTCCAACAATTTCGGTATTCCCGTACAGGAACTCGTCGACGAAACCAACGGACTCTACGATATCAGCGTATTAGAGACTTGGTTGATCGAGAACGGTTACGAAACACACACCCTCGCACCCACCAACTTTCACAAAATGTCTCTCCGGCAATCATCTCGTTTAATGGGATACATCATCGGTGACGGTAACCACTGGGCGGTTCTAAGAAAAACAGAAACAGTCGGTTGCTACTTCCTTATCGATTCTCTTTCCCATTCCCCGTTCCTTAACAACACAATCATCGAAACACCCAAATTAATTAAAAATATTAAAAAGTGGTTAGCTGAAAACCAAACGATAAATCTCGTCATCAAAGTTCTTGAGAAAAAAAAAATTTGATCAAGGCTCATTTCTTCCTTGTTATTACACAGAAATGAGAACAACTTGTAGTAGAAATCAAATCGTTCATCGTCTGTGAAATCGAACATTTCATTCGACCTCATAACACGATACAACTCAATGAAATCACTCTTGGTAATCATCTTTGTGTAGTTTTAATTCAGTTTTTTCTTGTTTTTTATCAATTTTCATCAAGATTAATAAATTAATGAATAATGTGCATATACAATTCGTTTATCTTATTAAGATAGATAACGTCTTTCTCTTTTAACTCGAGTTCTTTTTGCTTCAATTGAAGCTGTAACGCTTGTAACTTTATTTCCATATTCTTTCGTTCAATCTCAATAGTCTTCTGCAAATCTGTCAATTTCACTTCTCCAATTGCATCATCTTTTACATTAATAATATGCTTCATCACATACTTTCTCTCCACATACACGTCCGCCAACTTGTAATCGCAATCGTAAATCTTCCCGTTCTTCATAAACACAACCTTGTTACTCGGAATCTTGTGCCGTTGTACACACTTACGCATTGATTTACAACCGACGAAATAAGAGTCGTTCAACTTCTTTTTCTTAACGTCTTCCAAAAGACAATACGTCTTGCATCCATACTCATACGTCTTTACACCATCCATTTTTTTGGATTTTTTGTTGATTATATGATTTTTTGTTATTTTCTAACTTCTACTTACTGTATTGTGTCTTTTCTTTAAGTACATTAGAAAGTAAATTTATCAATCAAAGTCGAGCAGAATGTCTTGTAATCTCATGTTTCTGTTTCCCTTCACGAACAAGACTTCCTTTGGTTTTAATAAGTTGTGTAAGAAACATCTATGTTGAACATCAGGATATTTAGGATGATAATTATAGGTTATTCTTTTCTTGAGTTCTTCTTTTCGAAAATCAATTCCCCTTGTGTATCCTATTAGACATCCTATGTTCCATCCTTTGTCCAAAATAAGCTTAGACATTCTAAGTTCATAATTGTTTATCAAATCCGTTTTGGTAGGATTCATACCTTTATTGAATATTCCCTCCTCTATCAAGTATTTCAGTGTTTCTGTCGTCATACAGAACGCATACGATTGTACGTGAAAGTTGTACGCACCGTTGATCGTACTCCCAAACAATTTGACTTCATCACTTAAACCGTTTAACATAATATCACACCAATTACAATTGTTCGCATTACTAACAATAGGACCATAGACTGATGAATTGACAAAAATTATATTATCATACTTATTTTGTAATTCGAATTCCAATATGGCATCTGACCACGCACCAAAATCATTCCCCACATTCTTCCTCTTTATCACTTTACTTACATTACCTAAATTCAACTTCGCCAATTCTTCATTTGTTATCGTAACATCATTCACAACATATATAAAGTCATAACCCTCTTTCTTAAAAGTCCGTCTATCAAAAAAAAGCACCATAGGCGTTATCTCGTGAAACACATACAATATTACTGTCTTCATTTTTACTTATATAAACTCTTCATTATGTTTCTTAAATATATTTAAATTGGTAGTTCTATTCAATATTTATATGGACACAGGAGACTACTCCTATCAAGACAATCTTAATTACCGACCCGACATACAACACGATCTAGACACTATAAAACAAACGTTGATATGTTTGACAACAGTTTCTTTTTGTAACCTTTTCGCCACTCTCTGTATTCTACTTTAACACTTCGTAAATCTTTTTGTTTATCTTGATTTCCAAATTGTGTAATGCTTTGATTTCGAACCAGACTTTCTTACATTTCATACTTGGATTCATTATACAATGACATTGGGCGTATCTGGTCTTCCGTTCCAATCTCTTGTTTACGATCTCCAAACTCTTCCTTAACATTAGCAATTGTGAAGTCATTTTTGTCTAATTATTCACTAACAAAATAGTTAAATCTTTTAACTATTTTGCACAAATATATCAACTTATAGTAAACCATAAATGTCTGTGTCGGGAATTGTAAATATAAACGACATCAAACACAAGATACTTTTCAAACGAATTCTCGATTTTAATGTTAAAAACATACAAAGTAAACACATACAAACTATAAAAATACTATTAGGTTACATCAAATGGATTTCGATATTCTTTACTTACAACGATAAATTTATCGAACGTGTTTTAACAGATTCACTCACCGAAAACGAAAAACAAAAAATAAAATTGCCTACAGAAAACTCGAAAGAAAAAAGGGTTGCTAGTTTACTCAATGAAATGTTAGATGAACTCACAAGAAAAGAGCAAGCAGATAGTTATCAAAAGAATACAAATCAACAATACAATGCTATCAAATCAAAGGATGATGGTAATGTTGAACTCTACGAGAATGACAACGATGATGCTCTCTTAGTGTACAGAATCCTTCAAAAAAAAGTCTTTTTGATTGTTGATATCTTACAAAGACTTAATTACAAATACAAACAAAAACACGAAAACCACGTTAACTCCCTAGAAAAATTTAAGAGTAAAACCACCACAGAAAACTTAATCAAAGACTACAAACACTTCTTTAGCCAATTCGTTTTTAAAAAGGACTCCAATGCCTTAGGTATCGGTGCTTTTATTATTAGTCTCATCGTCATCCACGTGACCCCTTACCACGACGAAATTATGAATACATACTTAAGTTTATCAACAGATCTTCCTCCATTTCTAGGATCTTTGTTAGAAAAAGACGAAAAAACAGATCCATTTCAATCTCTTTCATTGAACTATAACTCTGTCATAAGCAATATCAATAAACTAACAAACACAACTAGTAGTAGTGCTAATGGTATTAACAAGAACACTAAATGTGTTGAAGCGTTTCATCAAAAACCCTTCTTATTGGGTCTGTACGCATTTCTTATTGAACAAAACACCGGTGGTACCTGTCAAGACAACACCTTGATTCAACTTATCAGTGATGACAAGCAAAATAAACTATCCGGATTCTCTATAGCCGGTAATCACGAAGACATTTCACACTGGTTCAATAACGCTTGTTCCAATAATTACAATAATCACATACGTGTATCAAATATAGTTAGACCTAATTCAGCTCTTGGTAAAAGAGTAAATGGTAATGTAATTAGTGAACAATTGTTTAAAGCAAACACATCCACACCTATAGATCAAAACAACTACGACACTAGAGCAAAACTATTCTTATTAATGACACTCAGTCACGTTTATCGTCACACATTATTCAGTGATGACAAAAATATAGAATTAGTCAATTACAAAAACGGTATTGCCTTCGACCAAAATTTTGTTCCTAATCTAATTGACAGTATAAAAAATGAATCATATTCTATAATTCCTAATAGTACAAGATCTAAGAATACGAATTCTATAGAACAACATAAATTAGATATTAATTGTGAACTAATTATTAAAATATTGAATCGTAATGTACAAAATATCAAAAACTGTATTAAGACACAAAATGTGAGCGACGATTTCGACTTGAATATTCAATTGGATGACTTGGATATTCAATTGGATGACTTGAATATTCAATTGGGTGGTGGTAAGAGAAATCCTTTCGACTCTCTCATCAAAGCACACATAGACACTATTAAAAACAAACGCGATCTCAAAAGATTCGTGAAAGACGCCATAAAGAATGACCCGAAACTTCAAAACAAAATTATAAACTACTATTTGACACACGAAGTATAAATCCTATGAGTATCCAGAAGACTTTATTTATCACTTCGCAGGATCGAAAAAACCGTACTTTCAAGACGTAGGTAAGTATCAATACCTATGGAACAAGTTTACAGGTTAATATGAACAATAATAATCAAGCCGAACAATACTCTGTTATCGTCTCTATCAATCTGTCTACGTTCTTTTCATCAATAAAGAGTTGAATACATAGTCTCAACCAGAAGCATCCAGATGGATACTCACCCACCACCACATAAGTGTCTCTTTCCATCAAGTATTCCACAAATCTTCTGGATTCCGTTTGAGTCGTAATAAACGGCATCCATATGTTACACATTGATGCTATCATAGAGTCATCAATACACACGAAGTATGGATTGGAACCTTGTATACACGATGTATTTAATTCTTTGGCGATTCGTCTCTGTATACATAACGCAAGATTACGATTACGTTCTATGATGTGCTTATAACCACCATTGCTTTCTATAAAATCTATAGCACTTCCTATGGACAACCACGGGGTGTAGTCTTTGGTTCCCAAATACATAAATCTCTTTTCAAAATGAGTTAAATCGTTATTTTTGTTCTGTATTACCGTACATCCCTTCGATCCTATTGTAGCACAATCTATTGACGGATACACACTATCTTGTTTATTTCTACTCACCCATAGTATCGCCGATCCCTTGGGTGAGAAGAACCACTTGTGAGTGTCTGTGAACCAATACGTCACTCCCACACTTTCAAATTTATCCAAATCGATGTCCACTTGCCCCAATGCGTGTGCACCGTCTACCAATATAGGTATACCATATTTCTTACACTTCTCCGCTACGTCACATACAGGTATTAATATCCCCGGACAAGACGCTATGTGATCCAAACACAACAAATCAACACTCAAACCCTCCTCTATACTGCTCTCGATACAATCCTCCACATCATACTTCAAACGATCTATATCTTTCACATCCACCTTTACCTTCTTCACTCTACAATTATATTGATTCACATTTTTATCTACTAAGTTCTCTATTACACCATAAGCCGTCTCTAAGATTACAATCACCGACTTATCGTTCAACTCCAAAGAATTGAATACCGAGTTCGCCGCAGAACTCGAATTATCCACTATCACAAAATCTTCTCTTCTACCATTCAAATATTTAACTAATCTATCCTTTACTTCTATCAACTTCTTTTGATACTTCTTCGTAAACCATAGATACGGATTATTTTCACATTCTTCCAACAACTTGGAATGATAAGAAGTTACTGACTTTGGAACGACACCATACGATGCGTTGAAATAATTGATCTTTGAGTCCAATCCAAAATTCATAAAAGCCTTTAAATAAAATTTGATATTTAAATATTTAATTAATTTTAAATTCAAAATGGATAACTACTCGCATATTCCCTATGTTATCACCTTCGAACAGGCTGTCAATGAAATCGCGAACGAAGTCAACAACCACCCCGCATTCAATTCCATACACTTACAACTCGTCAAAAACAAAACAGCAACGATCTTGAGAAAAAACAACATTGATGTCACTGAGTTTTCGTTGATTGGGTGGGTTTCTTACAAAAAAGATATTGTTCAATCGGTATCTCAAGAAATAATGGCCGACATTCTTGATAATTTATCAAAAAGAAACGGTTTTAACCAACAGATCGTGTAGATATCCTAGAAACATAAACGATAAAAATCCCCATAATGTATCTACAACCATCATCATTGTATCATAGTTGTAAAATATCGCACCATTTGTAAAATTATACACTCCGTATACACAAAAACCAACAACCCCAAACACCATCCATTTTGGATATTTCTTTTTGTAATACTCCGCCAATGGTATACATATGAAGAACAAAACAATTAAAAGAGTTGTGTAAGCTAAAATAGCTGGAATCGTTTTGAATACCATTTCTTTTCCAAATTGTACTTTCTGTATTTTTTCTTTGTAAAACGATCGAGACATCGTTGTTATCCAGAGAATATCTATAATTAGATAAATAATTGCAAAAAGAATATTTCTTCTCATTTATTTATACAATTCAAAAAAGAACTCTATCTATCACACACAAATATTATTCATTATTCATCTCATTTTTCTTTCAAGCACTTCTACACAAGTATCCAATATCTCTAATTGATCATTACAACTTATATCCTTGTTAATCGTATGATACTTATTGTAAAACTCCAATAGTTTACATCGTAACATACACATATCAAAAGCGATCTTTGTTATCTTGTTCATAGATGTGAGTTTCATATAATTCTTATGAGACGGATTGAAGAATTGTCCCAATCCTACAATCATTTTGTAAATATCACTCTGTACTCCGTAAACTACCTGTGGTGAATCACACAACGGTGTAGTGAGTATATTTATCGTAACATTTATATAATCTACATATATGATATATGTATTAACACATTTAGTAACTTTCATTTTTGAACATTTAATTAATTTTACTCCATAACTTTCAATCAATTTTTAATTAGATAGTAACATTTTGTAATTTTTAGGTAAATAACTCTTTTCGTTAACCTTCACTCTTGTGAACGTTTGCTTGTCTCCGTCAAACAAACTCATATTACTATTTATACACTTTTGTATAAATTCTTCGTTTTTGAAATAATCGTTATTAAACTCTTGATGTGCAAACTCGTTTAGTTTATTCTTGATAAAATCAACATTCCCGAAAAAACTCAAATGCCATCCACCATTCGCCACAATAGTACAATTTGTGTTTCTTATTTTCTGTGGTGTCGTTTTTCTATATACTTTATACGGAAGTATTCTCGTATAATACCAATAGTTCTTTGATTTGGTCTCAAAATTGTAATAATACATATCCATTCTCAAGGCATACACATCTTTCAAGACCATCTCTTTCATTTTGACCAACGTATTACAATCCGGTATTTCATCACAATCACTGATCATTATCAAATCGTCATCTTTCAAATCAATTTTCGATATTCCTCTCATTATGCACTCTCTTTGATAATTTTCATTGTTCCATGGGTTGTTCGTATTCGGCATATCATTCACGATCACGTGTATAATCTTATTATTGTATTTTCTAAATTTGTCTTTATTCATATCATAATACAACACTTTCTTCGATCCCGAGTGAGTATGGGTTGCTTCCACTAAGACAAAGTAATCTACCGTTTCATACAACTCTTCCAATCGAAACATCAACATATCCAGTTCATTATAAAAAATGAAACCATCCACAATTTTTTTCTCTTCTTTTTTTCTTTGTGTTATCAATTCTTTCATTCTGTCGATACTGTGAAATCTCCATATTTGATGTAATCCCACTGGATCGTCGTCGTATATCCACTCTACCGCGAACCTTTTTGCGACTTCTACACTTGGAACTTCTTGATCTTTGAGATGGTTAGAGAAGTACACGTCTTCGTTCGGTTTGTCTTGAGTCTTTGGATACATATCAATTATTTCTTTCATTCTATTCACGTGTCTTAATGAGAAACCACCGTTGCCGACCATTTTATTACCCAACTGGATGTGTGGATTGTCCGGAAAGTCGTTAGGATATCCTATCCACGGTGCTCCCACATATTTGTACTGAAAGAACTCTTCCGGTATCTTCTTTCTTATATAAGTGTCTGTCTGAAAAATTAATATATACTCCGTCCTAAAAGAATTATATAATTCTTTCGACGTCAATATTATATTATACGTTTTAATATCGATATTGTTGTAATCCAGTTTAATTAAATTAACACTCCTCCAATCATTCACTATATCCTTAATGTACTCTTCGTTGTCCTTTCCGTGTACGATATACAAACACACATCGCAATTTCCGTATACATTACACATATTCCACAACACACTCCTCATCCATTCGTGTTTTCTAAACTCAATTAGACAAACACCTAGTCGTCTAGGTGTTTCACTCCATATTCCGCTTGATGGTTCACTCACACGTGTTTCCAATAGTGTTTCATACACACTCTTCCTTAAACTTTCCTCATCCATTTTAGTTTTACACATTCCATCTTGTTAAATACAATTAACAATCTATACTCGAACGACTTTCTATACATTTCTGCTGATATCTTACTAGAGCATCGTAAAAGTTCAAATCTCTTGTCATAAACGTATCTGGTTTGCGTTCCATTACTTCTTTTACACACGACATTATGTCTCGGGACGGCGACTTGTATATCATATACGCGACTGCCGTTGACGCACTTCGCGAGACTCCACCGAAACAATGTATCAACACCCGCCCCTCCTTCCGTATACACTCGTCTATAAAATACATATAACGATCCCAAAACTCGTACATTTTATCTTGTTCTAGCACATCATCTTGAACAGATATGCGTATACAATTGTTTGATACGTTCATCAAGTTATCGGTACAATTGACGACCAAATCGAACGATGGGCCGTACCGTTCAGCGTTCGAATAGTCACTCACGTACAGATACGGATACACTTCTCGAATAGACATCTTTAATTATCTAATATAACTTTTCCACCCAAACCACAGTAGTTAGCTTTGTATTTCTTCAAACCTACATCTTTATACACTTCTATAATTCTTTGAACATTAGAACTAGGATATACAAATTTCTCTTGCAATGTTTCCACTTCACTCATACCGCTCTTGATCATCAATTTTTTGAACAACATATCTTCACACCTTATTACATCTTTTTTCTGTTCTTCTATTTCTTGTCTTGTCATATTTTTCTCTTTCGACTTCTTCTTCAATATCATCTCTTTGGTTCTCAATATGTCTTCGTAACTATACATTCCAATATTCATACTTGGTCTCTTTGTAACTAAACGTGTCGTCTCTTTTGTCTCTATACATCGTCTCACAAACAAATCTCTATCTGTAATTTCACAAGTATCGTGGATATAAAACCATCTTTTTGGTAATCCGTTCATTATCTGTTCTATCTCTCGATTGTTCTCCAACAAACATATCATACCTGTCATATCTATCGAATTATGTTTTACGTAACATTTATAGACATTATTGTTTACGTGTTTACAACATATGTTCTCTTTTGCACCACCTATAACTACCAATATTCTCAACTTTACATCATTCATACTTTTTAACAACCATTCCAATGCCGTATTTCCGTTAATATGCGAATTGATTAATATTCCAACATCTCTATTCATTTGTTATATATATATTGATAAATACTATCACCCAAAAAAGAAACTATTACTACATACCACTTCTTTTTTTTATTTTGTTTTACATTGTTTAAATTATAGTAATATTTCCATCCATATCCTCAATATACTCTTCGTATCCGTCTTCATCCTCTGTATCTCTTGCTTTAGGATAGATACCAAACATCTCTTCAAGATAATACATTGCATCAAAGACAAACTCGTCATCATCCAAGAATTGTATTAACTTGTCGTGTATTATCCGTACAAACATACTATACTCACTCGATTCCAATATGTCCATATGTTTTATCATATAATCAAACATTTCTCTGCATTTCGCACAAGATATTGTTGATCCATCCACTATAAACTCTTTCAGTCTCTTGTTAAATTCCATTTTCCTCCTTATCTCAAGTGTATGGTAATGTTCCTCCCTCATTACATCCATATAATCTTTATATAGATCAATGAATCTTTCCTCTTTCGTGAAGATACCATTAGTTAATTTCAAGTTAACTACATCTCTTGGTGATAAGAAGGACAGAATATTAGTCATTATACACGGTTCCTCAAACACACTCAAACACATCTTTGATTTGAAACCGTTTGAATCAATGTTTTAAAATTACTTTTTAAACAATTGTTACAAATCAATTTTTATTTTCCATAAAGACATTCCAAATATCTTTTTATTTCTTCTTCATTCTCCCGTTCCAATTTCATAAACATCTTCAATCTCTCATAAATACACTCTCGAACACCACTATTCTCCGGTCTATCAAAAATATCTTTGTACTCTAACATAATATTTAACATACTTCGACATCCGGTAAAAGTCATTGTATAGTTATTGTACCATTCTCTGTCCACTTTCGAATGATAATCTTTTTCTCTTTCCCAATTAACATATTCAATCTTCTTGTTTCCGTGATACATTTCAACATTGTCTCCATTCGATGAAGTCAAATACGACTCCAATCTTGTGAAATCATCTACAATAGGTGTTTGAAACATCTTTATTGTTTAAAGAAGAAGCATTCCATCAAATTTTAAACTTTTTAGATAATAGAAGAGATGTTGTCATATGCGTTATTACCGTTACACTCCATAGTATATACCATTGATATGTCTCCATATACACGTATAGATTAGACAAATCGAACGACTCATTCACCATATAACACCAGAACAAATGAAACGATGACGTATACAATCCATAATACCAATACGTCTTCAATCTATTCATTCCTACAATGTACAACAACGGAAAGATAGGCAACACGTGTGTTACAATATTCATTGTCCAAAAGTATCCTATATCCAGATCCCATTTCTCGCAGAACTTATCAAATATTTCCGGATCCAATACCAAACTATAATGAAACGATACACACACACTCGTACTATTTATACAAATCATTGGTATTAAACAACTCTTGTTTCGATACAAAACATATAAAAATAACACAAAAGATAATTTGGTGTATTCGTAATGGTGATAAAAGAACAATACTTTCATAAACACGAATGGCACACACACATCGAAAAGATTCATCTTGGTACTATGTCTCCATTTAAGTATTTTTCTCACTCAATTTTTATATAAAAAATGGTTTTGGAGTTGTGGCCAATTTTTGTTCTGATGGCTTTTCCTATTATCGGTGTAATCACAATCTATATAGTCAAAAAATACTTTCAAGAAACTCACGTCGAATCTATTTAAAACTTCTTAATTCAATTAGAAAAAATGGCTTCTACATCGAGCAGATTCGTGATAACTACCTAATCGTACTAGCGACTACACTACTCATTGGTTACTCTACGATTATCACACGAGACATTGAAATGGAGACAGAAGAAAAACCGTTTACGTCGAACATTGAACTCTTAAACGGACGTATGGTAATGATGGGAGTTCTTTTCAAGTTTATTTACGACGGAACTCAATACTTTCACGGTTAATCAAATTAATAAAATAGTTTAATAAAATGTCTTTTTTCTTAGAAATAGCGCATCGCGGTATAAAGAATCGTGAAAACACTATTTCTGGCATTCTTAAAGCATCTTCTATCCTACCTATGGTTGAGATAGACGTTCGTTACAACACCAATCGTGACATCATTCTCTGTCACGATCGTGAAGACAGAAACGATAACCGTAACGACACACTCATCCAACTACTCGACTCGTCTCCTGATTGGTTAAATTTGATGATTGATATCAAGGCTTTCGGTATTGATCCGGCTAAGAGTTTAGGTACAGACATTCATCAAATTGTTTCCAATTATCCTAAACATAGATATCATTTATGTTCGTTTAATGAGTTTTGTGTGAAGACTCTATTGGACTTGAGAAGACTCGATACACATAAGATAGGTGTGATATCATCGGGTGTGCCATTAGAATTATTTAATTCTATTGATGGTATTGACTTCGTTTCTCTAGACTATAACATTATATGTCAAGACATTGTCGAG